GATTGTTTGAAGATTTAGATGCTAAAACTCCTGCTGAAATACCATCTGCCAATACAAGTTTGTCAAGGTTTACGATCATGTTATCAAACACCTCAATACAAGCTTGCCCAGAATTTACAAGAACCGAAGTGCTTAGGGTGAATGTGCCAGTCCCCAGCAGACGCCCGCGTATTGTTGACGCAAAAATAGAGGCTCTTCGTATTGGCTCAGCGCTGTCCGCGATACCTTCCATAGCCCCAAAGGTGTTAACTAAAACATCGTTGTTAAATATAATTAGCTTTAATTGCAAACCGTTAGCTAAGTCAATATAGCTACCTCCATCGTGGGTGCCTGTGCCGCCTGCTACAACTAAGTAATTAGCTCCGCCGCCATCTCCTGGGGTCCAGTAACCTCCTGTGCTGACATATCGACCTATAACTAAGATAGAGTCATCGCCTGCTACAGCATCCTGGACATTATCGAACAGGTAGCTAATGCTAATCTGGTTCACGTCCACAGGCTTGCCGTTACGTGATTGAGTTTCTTTCTGATTGCCAATAGCAAAGTCTTGCATACCAGCTAATTGTTTTTCTACTTTTACAGTCATTTTATTCTCCTTAAAGCGCTGCAATGATAAAAGCTAAGAGCTCGTTGTAGCGGACTCCATACCGATTACCTGCTTTGTATTCTAGAATTTGATACGCCTCTTTGTCCTCTGTAGCTGTGATTTCTCTATAGGAGTCTTCCCACTCATCGTAACAAAGCATTGCATAATCCTCAGCGACTAACCCATGCTTCTCAAATGTAGCTTTCACAGTCTGTGCACCTACACCGAAATGTATTCTTGCATTATCACCTTTCTCTTCCACTGCGTCCAAGAACTTAAACTTCTTGAGCTGACCTTTTAGTTCTACGGCAACAAGCTTCTCAGCTTCATCTATAGGCAACAGCTCTGTCTTAGTTCGTTCATCTGATGTGTCAATGGTGCCAGTAGCTGCATATATAGTTTTCATACGCAATGCACCTGTGCCAATATTCAGTGTATTGTCTACACCAGAGGCTAGAAAATCAATACCTACGTTCAGTAGTGATTGTGTGACATTATTGTACAGCAGTCTGAATGCATACTGAGAGCTAGACGTGTTGAAGTCATTAACTAATGTGAGATCATCACCATTGCTGTTTATGAGATCGATAGCTGGGAATGTGCTACCTCTGAATGTAGGCCGTGAATTATTGCCGTTCTCTATGTCAACTTGCCAGCTCTGCGCACCTGCTGCACCGCACTGTTGTTTATTAGTTGTTGCAGAAAATATAGTAGTCTTAGTCCCAGTATCGGTGAAAGTGTAACCTGTGATAAACTGTCCAAAAATACTAGTATGCTCAGCGTTAGGGTAGATAGTAAATAGGTTGGTACCAGTACCCTCGAAGTAAGCTGGTGAAAACGTGATAGACTCACAACCACGTGTACCAGCCGGACTACCTACTAATACATCACAAGATTCAAATGTATGACCAAGCCAGTTGATAGTGTTACCACCTTGCATGTTTAAACCTACACCAGAATCAGCTCCAGATGTCCGACCACCTACAATAGTCCACGTAGTGATCTGCTCTTTAGCTATGTCTGTGTCGCCAAGTAGCCAACCTGTACCGCCTGTTGGCCATGAGGCTGGACGCTCTACGAAGATGTCTCTAAACCCATTATACCACTGAGCGGGTCCACCTAGGCTTGCAGGAGTTGCACCATCAGCTTTGATACCAATTACACCTCCACACCAGCCAATGAATAAGTCTTCAGTAGTCCATCGTGAGAACCCAATAGCGTTCCACATTACTTGATTCGTAGGTAGTAACGCTGAAGGATTTTTGGGGATAATAGCAAAACCTTTAAACACACCGTAGCTAACTTGATCTGCAAAGCTGTTAGTGACAACGGCTAGACAACCAAAACCTGTAGAATTATCAGTCTCTAACTCGAGTGTAGTGTTAACTGAACCTTGGCCTCTAATGTTTACAAACTGCTTTACTAAAACCCCGTTGTAACTAAACGTACCTGCTGGTAGCTCTACTGTACCTCTACTCAACGCGGAGGATACAAAGTCAATAGCTGCTTGAAAGGCAAGGGTATTAGTGACAGCAGACTGAGCCTCAGCAAAGCCAAAGGTCCTCACGTCAGTTACAAGTGACGCACCTTGTTGAAGCTGTAGACCATTTGCACAGTTTATATAACTACCACCATCGTGGGTTCCTGTGCCTCCTGCTACAACTAAGTAATTAGCTCCACCGCCATCTCCTGGGGTCCAGTAACCTGAGGTAGACACAAATAGACCTACCTGCAAGATAGCGTCAGACCCTGCTACAGCATCTGCTACGTTGTTAAACACATAGCTAATGCTAAGCTTGTCTACTACTACTTGCTTACCATTCCTGGTCTGCACTGCTTGACCTGTGCCCAGGGTTAGATCTTGCATGGCCCCGAGCTGTTTGTATATTACTGTACTCATTTGTTAATCTCCTAGCATTCTTACACGGTCTGTACCTTGCATTATAGCTAAGTAACCGTGTTGTTTAAGTACAGCATCCAAACTCTTACTATCAAGCGTTAGAGCATTGGCCTCAGCGATCTCTTTAGCTTGTGCTATAGTAAGGATGCGGTGTTGTGGTACGGTATTAAAGTTACCAGTACCGGTGAACTTTCCATTCTTATAGATTCTCACTTTAGGAGTACCTACGTCGAGTTGCTTCATGCGATCTTTAGCTACCGCCTGTTGCATGTCTTGTATAGCTTTAGTCATGTTTACATCATCGTAGACTTCAGCCATAACATCGTTAAGTAATTTGTTATCTAGAGGCTTGTCTAGGAGCTTAGCAGTCATCCTAACTAATGCAAGCTTCTTGTTTGCATCACCAGGGAACTTACTCTTCACGAAGTTGAACACTCCAGAAGCTACCTCAAACTTAGCACGAACAACTGGATCAGCTGTTAAGAAGCTCTGGAACTTAGGAATGTTGATCTGACCAGATGACCTAGCTAAGAATACATCATTCTTAAAGACCTCTGCCATTTCCATGAGCGCTGTCTTAGCTGCCCTAGCGTCTGGTGTAGTCAAACTAATCTTACTTAGTTCATCGGCTAATAGAGGGAAGTGAGTAGCTCTCATACCAGAGTCTGCACCATCTGTGAATCTTTGTGCTAGCGCATCCACAACTGCTCCTTCATAAAGCTGTCTGCTTTTAGTCGGCATCATTGCCATAACTTCTTCAAATGATCCATCCAGAGACGTTATATACTTGCCTAAGGCCTTTACGACAGTCGCAGGTTGTATTGGTCTAACCTTTCCATTCTTGTCAAACATAGCGCGATACATAGCCGTCTTCTCAACGCCTTTCATACGACTATAGTCAGCTCTTACAGTAGCCCAGTCTTTTAACCACTTCTCTGGATTCTCTACGACAGAGCCTGCACCTGAACGTATCGCTTCATCAATCTCATCTACAACTGTACGTAACGTTGCTTGATCATCTGCCTTCACAATACGCTTGTTGAATAGGAAGTCGTTCACAGTCTGACGAAGCTCTATGAGATCGCCAAACGTACGACTCTCTGACATATTGTTGATACGCTCCATTTGGAGTAAGAAGCGAGCCTTAACAGTAGGGTCAGTGATCTTAGACGATAAGCTATCTAAGACTGGTTGTATAGCCAGCTCTTCAAAGTCAAAGTCGAAGTTCTGTGCATTCTTAGTTTGAGTAGCCTGGGCCTTAACAGTTGCGTAAGCATCCTTAGTATCCAATACATAGTTCTGTAGGTCCTGAACTAACATACGAGGCACTTGTTCATCTGAAAGGTCTGCTGTGCGAGCCAGGACATCTTCACCACGGGTTAATACATAGTTAGATACTGTAGAACTCGCCTTAGGATGAAGAGACCCTGCGGCTTCTACCAGATTCTGCATACCAGGTTGTGACAATGTAATAGCCTGGATACGCTTCTCAATAGGAGTACCCTCTAGTTGAGAGTGACGTTCAAACTGCCTAACTATCTCATCAGCCTGTGCATCGTCTAAGAACGTGATGTCCTTAATAGCTTCATAAGCACCTTTAGGATTACCTCCCATAACTAAGTCTTTAGCATTCTTAATGCCCCTCCAACCAAACCCTAGCATCTTGAGAGCAGGCCAGGCAACTGTATCACCAATCACACCAGCTTCCATAGCGTTCAATGAACGATAGGCAATTGCTTGAGCTTCCATTTCTTCCTGGAGTTTAATAGCTGAACTAAGGTAGTCAATCTGTGAACCAACCATAGCACCTACAGCACCGCCGGCCATACCACCTAAGAAGCCTGCGGCAGGTTTAGAGAAAGGTCCAATGATTGGAGCAACTGGAGGAGCAGCTGCCGCAGCAGTCTTAGCTCCCATAATACCACCAGCAACACCACCAGCGATCTCACCAGAGGACTTCTTTAAGTCTTCCCAAAGGCCTGGAGTAATATCAACGTTACCTTGTTCAGTTGCTACTAAGAACCTGCTGCCCGCCACTGGATCATCTTTGGACCACACAAGGTCTAATCCGTACTCTTTAGCTAACACTTTCATGCGCTCACGACTAGACTCACGAGCATGGTCATAGCGTTGCTTAGCTTCTTGATTACCGAACCAGCCTGGGATAGTAGTATAAGCGTCTGATACCATCGTTGGGTACAGGACTCTCATATTACTAACTAGCTCTTGAGGAGTCATTGCTGAGTTAGGATCAACTAAAGTATCGTATGCTGCAACCTTAGGATCTTTAAGCTTAGAAATATCGTAGCCACCAAACATGCTAGTGCCTGTGGCTGGGTTAGTCTGGTAGTTAGAGAACGCTGCACCTTCTTCTGACATATTGTAAGCGTATCCACCACCTTTGATAATGTCTTTATCTACACTACCTTTGAAGTCTATCTTAGCTGGTTCAGACGACTGTAGATTAGCTTTAGGCTCACGTCCTTCCATCATCGTACGTAGTTCTTCTTCAGTCTTACCAGCAGCAACACCTTGACGAATAACATTAACACGGCGATCGATCTCAGCAATATCTTCAGCATCAAACTTATGAGCTCTTAACTGTTCATGAACTTGCTCTTCTGACATACCAGCCTGATAAGCTTTGTATGCAACAAACGCACCACCAACAGGAGTAGAGTACATAGTGAAGTCAGGAAGCTTAGCCTTACCACCTTCAAGCTCTTGTAGGTCTTTTTGGATCTGTGCGTTCTCAGCGTCTAGTGAAGCTTTAAGTTTAGGTTCCATTTCCTCTGTAACTATGCTAGAGAGTTCACGATGCTGTGCAATCAAGTCACCAAACTTATCTGCGAATACTTCAGGATCTTCTACATAGTTTCGCTGAGGTCTGATCACAGCAAATGTGTTTGCATCTACCTGTGGATACAACTCATCAAGCGCACTATTGACTGCCACACGAATAGGCATGTCTAAGTCTCTCACGTTGTCAAACATAAGACTTTGTAGCTCTGTAGTAATACCTAGTTCTCGCCTAAGCTCCGTAGTACTGTCAGCATAACCGTGCTCCATAAATGTATTGAGATAGCGTCTTGCATCGGCCTGCGTAGGAGGTGTGTCTCTATACAACTCTCTTATTATCTCAGATGAAGGCATACCCAGACTGGTACGATCATAGATGTGCTCAGCTATATCATCAGGTAGTAGAGATAAGAGCTCACGAGTTTGTGTGGCTGATATAGTGTTAAAGTCTATGTGTCCTATCAGTCCCTGTACCTCTGCTTTGTCCAGTCTACTTAAGCTTGCCGGTAGCTGATTAGGAGACGGTGTGACCATCTCAAAGTGAGAGCCTGTTTGTTTAGCTAGCTTCTTCATTGTATTGACTACTTGAGTCTCATACCATTTCTGAACGCCTTTTGAGCGATGTAGTTGCTTAGTGCCTACACCTGCAATAGGTATAACTAACTGAGTACGACCCTCTTCCATAGCCAGAACTAACTCTTGCTCCAAGCCTTTGCGCAACCATTGCTTCTCAAGCGGAGACTTAGGTACATTACCTAGTTCTAGTATGCCTGCAATGTCATCAGTAGTCATGCCAGGCCAAACGTCCATATTATAGATTTCTTCCTCTTTGTCTGGGAATAGTTCTACTAGGTTTTCCTGGAAAGTGTCAACCAGATCATTTTGACCCCTGTCGTCAGTCCTACTTACTGTAGCTATACCAGCATCAAACTCTTCTATAACTGCCTTTATACTTTCTCGGCGATCTCCTAGATCAAAACTTTCGTAGCCCCTAGTAGGGTGTGCCTCGCCTGTTACCTTCTTATGTTCTTTAGCAGTTTGGCTAGCCGCTTGGTGCAGGTCAGATTGGATCTCGTACACTATACGAGACTCAAAGCCTTCGAAGGTATCGTCTACGCCTCGAGCATGCATAAGGTAGTTGGGTACACTTGGAAAGTGCGCTGACGCTGTGAATCGTGAAGCTATAAGTGCACCTGCATCTGAGAACTGTGAAGGATCTCCAGCAGTCGAGAGCTGGTAAACACGTTCACGATACGTAGGGTTGTTAGCCATACCTTCAGGAGCAACACGTGCGTACTGAGGGTTAGGTTCTTTGACTGTCCAGAAGTCACTACGACCAGCTTCTGCTGCTTGTAGCTGTTCCTTAGATACTCTACCCTCAGGCAGGTTCATAGCCGCATAATCTAACTCTTCTTGCTTGACACCTTTCTTAACTAACATAGGAGCCACTGCTTCAGACGCGTATGTGGAACCTTCTGGCAACTTATCAATGTTCTCTTTAAGCAGAGACTTTACTATCGGCTTTAACATTTATTAAACTCCTTCATTAGTATTTTGTGGTAACTTCAAACTGTCACTCATAGGTGCCTGTTGAGGTCCTTGACCACCTTGTGCCATCGCCGAAGCTGATTGCTGAGCATTAGGATCCTGAGATAGCATCTGAGCAGTCTGCTCCAAGATAGAACTAATCTGAGGACTATACTTAGTGCCCATTGTTTTCATAGCTAAAGATGAGATCTTGAAGAAGCCTGCAGGGTTAACCTGAGACAGCATACTACCGATCTGGCCAGACATTACTGACTCTAACATCAGTTGACCTTTCTCATCTTCATCGTTATACGAGGAGGATTCTATCTTAACATCATACTCACTAAATTCGAAGTCAGTATTCTCTTCAGTAACAGGAGCCATCAAGATGTTACCATCATCGTCTTCCATCATAGAACCATCTGCTGGGTCTGTGACTTCCATGAGGATAGGCATCATAGCAGGTTGTCCGGTATTATGATCGACCTGTCCAGTAGGCATCATCATAGGCTTATTTAGTTCAATCCAGCGCTCACCAGTCATAGCATCAGTGATACGCAGGTATTGATTAGCACGATAATACTGCTTAGCTAAGTTACCAACGTCCATAGCTAATGAAGTATAGAATGACTCAATACGTGCAGTTATATAGCGTAATGACATGATCGTAGCGTTCTGTTGAAGCTTAACCTTACGACCAGAGTCACTAGCAAATGCCATACCTAAGAAGCTGTCATTGATACCTAGCACACGTTGAATACGATCAAGCGCTTTGTCAATCAGAGTATACTGATCTAATAGCTCACGTGTCATTTGCTCCATCTTAATACCACTAAGATCTGCTACTGGGATTACACCGTTAACGCGGTTGATAAGAGTCTTGAATTCTTCAAGGTCTTCTACAGCTCCTTCTTGAACGAACACTTTAGTTGTGTTAGCCATAAGTTGAATCTGGATCAGCGCCTGGTTAATAGCCTTCTGAGATTCTTTAACTTCACGGAAGATACCATAGTACTCAGCTTTGTTAGAAGAGTGAATCTTCTGAACACGATAGGGCCAGCGAGTCTCTTTGTAAGTAATCTCAGTCTTCTTAAGGATGATCTCATCATGCCAGTATATAGACCAACGTTTACCATCAGAATCTTCCATGACAGTGTGGACTACCAGATAGTTATCGTGTACACGATAGTAACCACTAAAACCTGCACCGGAATAACTATAGTTATAGTCCCCAGTAAGGCGATCATAGCGTTGCTCAAACTCAGCTTCTTGAGCATTTGTAAAGTTCTGGTAAGCAGCCATCTTCTTGACAGCTTCTTTACCAAAAGTGTTATTAGCATCGTCTTCACTCATCCATTTGAAGCGATGTAAGTACTTAGCGTCTGAATAGTCATCCAGTTCGCTCATAGGATCCAGAACTAACTCATAGTCTGGAACATGGTGTAGCTTACACTCATTAACAGGTCTGCCGAACTGATCACGTTTACCAGTATCAACTACTTCAGTAAAAGAGCATAATAACCCTGATACCATACCACCAAGCTTAATCTGATCACCTTCGATGTCAAATCGATTCTGCTCAAAGATATAGTTGATGGTATCGTTAAGCACTGTAGAAGTTGTAATATCCCTAGGATTACGAGGACGTACAACTACTGTGTTAACAACTGTGCTATAGTAACCAACTAACATACGGGCAAACAACTTGATAACGTTAAACGTCTCTTTAGGTTGCCCACGGTTCTCTAACACTGCTAATTGGTCAGAAGAGTAGTGACGGTTATGGTAAAGATCCCACACCTCTTCTGCTTCATTACGAGAGTCTAAGTAAGCTTCATACCCTATCTTGAAGGTATCTCTGCAGTCTTTTACATTAGCTTCCATTATAATCCCTCTGCTTGCATAGCCGCATTAAAGTCAAACTCTACAGGTTCACCAGGTTCTTTAGTCGGAACCGGTGTAGCCTGTACTTTCTCAGCTTGTGTAGGTGGTATAGCCTTAGATACAGTAATCTTAGGTGCATCTGGTGAATCAGCGTCTATCACATTAAGGCTCAAACCGTCTAGACGTTCATCGATTGCATAGATTGCATCATCAATGTCCTCTAAACTTGTACCCATATAATAGTGAGCTAAATAAGGATCTTCAAGATCTCGTATAGCTTCCATCTGACTCTTAACAGTCTCCATCTGACCTTTAAGAGCTTCCATAACAGGTCCAAACTTCTGACCTAATGTACCAGCAGCTTTATTGAAGTTCTTCTCTTCACTTGCAGTCAGAGTAGCACCGAATAGTGCGTTACGGTAGATGTTACGGAAGGTCTCGTAAGCAGCTGTGCCTTCACGACCACCAACTTCTTGGAACATGTACTTCTTGAAGTCCGTTAAGGTGCGATCCATCAGACCAGTTTCTTCAGGAGTAAGTAGGTCACCAGCTTTAGCGCCTAACACAGAGAGCTCTCTAAGATTACGCAGTGTACGTTTATCTTCGTTCGATAGCTTAACACCACGAAGGTCTTCAATCTGAGCTATATGACGGTGAGCAGCTAATCTTTCTTTCTTAGTCATCTCACTCATAGGGATGTCTAAGAAGTTAGATTCATCTAGCTGGTCTTTAACAGCATCTACAGTACCTAGCTCTTTCTGAGTAGTGGTTGCACCACGGTTAGCATACGCACGAGACGCTTCCATATGTGAAGCACCTTCGTTCTCCTTCATATAAGAGTCAATGAACTGTTGTTCGTTAGTTCCAGCAGGATCACTACCTGTCTTACTGTTGTATAGATCTAACGCTTCTAGCAGAGACAGATTAGGATCATCTTCCATTAGCTGTTTAACCATACGTTCCATCGGAGAACCGCTTTGACCTTGCTCAAGCTTCTCAATCATACCGTAAGCTTCTGAGATAGTCTTAGCTTCACCGTTAGCTACCATATCGTTAACTAACTTTTCTTTAAGTGAAATATTAGCAACAGTGCCACCACCGCGTGTCATCTGAGAGATACGAGCTTTACGCTCCATATCTTCAAGCTGTTGGTTGGACTGGTAACGAGTGTAGCCTGTGCCTGCATACATAGTATTCATGTCGACAACCACTTGGGTACCATCAGTCTTAGTAATCGTAACTAAGCTGTCAAGCTCTGGGTTATCATACACATCATCTGGATTCTCATAGCCAGCCGCTCGCAACATCTTATCAGTATCAGCAGACTTAGTTAGAGCATCGATACGAGCAGTATCACCGTAGAGATTAGCTCCTACAGGATTCTTCTTAGCGTCTGCTATCCAGGTGTTAAGGTGGCGAACATCATTGTCAGACTGGAAGCGTTGGAAAGCTGAATACGTTACTTCTTGTAGTGAAGTAGTATTAGCTTGACGAGTCTGAGTCTCAAGCTGCTGCATGCGAAGTTCATTTTCCTTCTCACGCTGAGGTGCCTGACTCTGGTAGTCGTCTAATTGAGAGGTAGCTAACTGTTGACGTGCCATCGCTTCTTTACGCTGCGCTTCACGTTGATCTCGAGTAGCTATACTTGTTGAGACTTTTGCTAGGCCACTAGTTATCCCAGCAGCCACGTACGGATTAGCCATTGTCTAAGTTCCTTGATTAGGTGTGTAAGTGGTAGCTGGTGTATGCGGCGTTGTAGTAGGAGCTGGACGACGATTATACGCGTCTAGGGCTGTACCAACTGCTGTACCTGCATCTGACCAAGCTTGACCTGCCATCATACCCGTAGTCTGAGCTTGATTACCTGCTATAATAGCCTGGTTAGACAACGCACCCTGGGTAGCACTTGCAGGATTCTGACCTAAGCCAATTTGTAAGAACCTAGTCTTATCTTCAGCAGCCTGTCGAGGTGCATCAGATCTGATCTTAGCACGATGTTCAGCACCTTCAAGTTCTGACTGAGCTTCTAGACTCATTGCAATACCTGAGCTAGGATCAATACCACGCTGTGCAAAGGTCTCTTGCATGCGTTCAGTACGAACTTGTTGTTCCTGCTGGAAATTCTCAAGACCTTGAGCAGCGTAGTAATCAGGACTAATACCTGAATAGTACTCTGCCATATTGTCTTGCAAAGGCCCGTAAGTCTCTTGCCAATCTGTATACTGCTGTTCTGCAAACTCTAATGCTGCAGCAGACGCTACAGCAGACGCCTCTGTTGCTTCGCCTGCAGCTTTTGATGTCACCATAGAACCCACTAATGACATGCCTCCAATTGCTACTAATCCCCAAGACATTTAATATCCTCCATACTGTTTAGTAAAGTTTCAACTAACTGATCGTCGTAGGAATCTGCTATGCAGTGCTCTTCAATCTTAGCTAAGTCTGTTTCTTCTGTTAAGTGAATAGTGGTCCATACAACATCAGTGTGCATGAACACTACCTTTTGTTCACCTGCTAAAGACTCGAAGGTGAACGGTGCTTCTATTTCTAATTTCCTGGCAGATGTCACTACTGTGCATTTGCCTTGAGACACTATGTTTAAATGCCTCGTCTTATGTATTTTACCTACTATCAGCATACCCTCAGGCATGAAGATCTCTCGAGCATACACACCTTCAGAGAAGTGGTGTTTTACTGGAGCGTCTAGTTGTGGCATGTCCTTCATAACATTAGCTAAGTTAGCTATATCACTTATCCTTGTGTTCACTTTGCACATAGTCATCCTTAAAATCCCGTAGCTACTGTTGCGCCAGGTAGTGTCATTAGTAGACTTGCTTCTACTATGTCATCTACCGCAAGGTCGTATAGAACCCATTCTAGTTTACTACCTGCGCCTACTATTTGTTCCTTAATAGTAAGTACGAATTCTCCAGGTGTTGCTGTTAGTGTCACAGTTACTGTAAATACTTCTGATAGAGTGTCCGGTGCTATAACCCAAGCAATAGTAGCAACACTATTCTCTAGCACATCATAGCCTTCAAAGTCCAGCTCATCGATGTTAACAGTATATACACCTGTGCTTGTATGCACAACAGTGTCTATGTTGTAGTTTAAAGTTATATCAGGATCACCTAAGCCATCAACTGTAAAGCTTAACATAGCTCCTTTGATAACCATAGCATTTTTAATATTGTCGATCTGACCTTGAAGAAGTCCTGCAGTGTTCTCTAGGACTTCTACACGATCTTCTAGCTCTGCTAAGCCACCTTCACTTACTTCTTCTAAGTCATCAAGTGCAGACTGTAAGGCGTCAGTAGCAGACTGTAACAGACTTGCTATCTCTTCAGCAGACGTAACCAACTGTGCTTGGTCTACGTAGGTGTTAGCTCCGCTCGCACGGTTACCTAGCACTACATCTAGCTGTTCTACGATGTGTGAAAGAGTCCTACGTAACAGTATAGGATCTGTTACGTCAGGTGGTATTGCTATTAAGGACTCATTCGACATTTTGTCGTGCACCTGCATCGTATTCAAATTCAAGGACTTTACCTGTTCCTTCGATCTCAGCCTGGAATGAATAACCGCGCTGTAAAGGTTGAGGTACCTGGACTTGATGAGTTGCAGTACCTGCTAGAGTAAAGTCAGCAACCTGAACATCATCAATTATTATTCTTAATATTATATCACCTTCAGATCTAATGTACACCTTTTTATAGGTTTTTGCTTCTGTCATCAGACCTTCTATGAACCTTGGTGACTTGTATTTGAGAGTTAAGTTTTCAGTACCTTGAAATAATAAATATAATAACCCATCAAAGTATCCATAGAGCTCATTATTAGCTAGAGCTAAAGAACCAATACCAAGGTCTAACCATTTAGGAGTCTGACCAAAGCGATAATCCCAGGCTAGTGTAGAACCATCAGAGTTATGAATGTAGTAGACTTCATTGTGGACTATAGCACTCACAGGATCTAACGTAACATCACCAAGTGCATTCTTAGTTAAACTAACAACGTTACTACCTGATGAAGTACACAAGCCGTCTTCAGAGGCCCATATAAGAGTACCTATATTAGCTTCTTGCATACTCTCGAATGAGATACAACCTTGGTCACCACGTAAGAGCTGTTGAGCTAATGATAGTGGTCCTGTGCCTGTAACTAAGAATGTACGAAACTGTGTGCATATGATTAGTCCATTAGCTACTGGTCCAATACTAGTAATGTCAGCATCGAACTGTAGAGAATACTCAGGAGGCCAGGCATAAGGCTTACCAATAGGAGTGAATCGCAGTTGGGATCCTACAACTCCAAATAGCATAGCGTAGGATTCTGAGAGGAACTTCAGGCCGATAGGTGCTTCATAATAGTTGTCAGACTCTAACAACCTTCCGTCCAGCTCAGAATCTTTTAAACTGTCATCGTAGTTGTTATCACCAACAGCAAACTCTTCTACTAAAGTAAATTCAGTGATGTCACCACCTACACGATATAGCCTTTTCTTAGTTACTTGAGGATCTGGTGAGTCTATCATAGTTATATCTATTCTACCACCTTGGATAGTTAACTCATCAGAGACAGGGCTAGGCGCAGACTCAGTACCATCATTCTCGTTGTAATATGTGTACACGTACTGATACGTACCATTGAAGCTTGAGATATGGTCAAAGTTTAATTCTTGGTGGCTAGAGATGTCATACTTGTCATCTACTATAGTGAGTGCAGAAGCAGAGAACGCCCCAACTAAGTAATAAGTACCACCAAAGTTCCTGTACAATTGACCATAAGTGTCTAATGGACCAATAAGATCAGAGAACGTGATTTGTCTATTAGTAGGGTCTGGAGCTGTTGTAATAGTGTTACCAATAAAACGGGCTAATTCATTAATACTGTTACGGTTAATGCCTGCAATCTTAACAATCTCTCCTAACGCTCTTGTTGAAGTAGTACTGCTCGCGTATACTGTGAACTTAAAGGGTGCAGATAGTGGAGACTGCGCCACAGGAGAGTTAAACAGCATATAGTCAAAGTCTGCTGCTGGCAAATCACCTGCACCTGTACCATTCAACGTTGTGAACGTGTCTAGAGGCTCCGTAGCGCTATCCGCAGCGATCGTAGGCGCAGATGCAGGTGCAATGATACCTAGATTTGTTGTTGTCGTCCCATCGAACTTCTGTGGAGCCGTGAGACGGTCTGTATAATACATATTACCCTGGAATTCAAGGTAATCAGTAGGTACGTCATTGTCTAGCCATACTTGCTCTTTATTGAAGAACTTATGGTAAGGTTGGAGAGCTATAGCTGTAGCTAACTTGTCTTTAACAGGTGTAAGCACGCCTGTAGAGTTGTCTATGTTCTCATAAACAACACCTTGGTTAACCTGTAGGAGTTGAGGATCTAGCCTACTAGAAACTCCTCCATCAAAGACTTGTACTTTCATTGGACTGCTCTCATTGTGAACCTGGCAACTATCTGAGTAGGAGTACCACCGCTAGCGTCAGAGGCTTCTGCTGCCAGGTATATATCGGCAGGAGCTGGACCAGCTTCGGGTGTTGAGTTAACATAGTTATTACTAGAGTTACCTCTACTTGCCACAGGGAACTTAAAAGGACGTCTAAAGGCGTAGCCAATAGGTCTGTAGTATACAACGATGATGCCTACAGCAGTATTATTACTGTCTCTTGTCAAAGCTGTATAAATACTGTCTACTAACCATTCTTTGTCCGCAGGTACAGTAAAGACACTGTCTAAACTAATCTGAGCTTCTGGAGACATAGAGCGGTACACAGTAGTTGCACCTATGTTTGTGAAGGTAATCATACCTGCAAATGCAGAAGTACCTAACCACGTCAGTGTATTAGTTCGAGTGAATATCTTTGTAGAGATTACTGGAGTGGTACCAGTCAGTGCTATGACTTCTTCTCTAGGTAAGAAGTCTTCGTCTAACCCATCTACTTTAATATAGCCTGCGTCACCTGCAGACGTGCTTTGTACCTGTATTAGCTCTCCTGTGTCAGAAGGAAAGTTGGGTACAGTCAGGTTGATCGGAGCCAACCACTTTTCTGTGTCAGGTGCAGTGAGGTCAACCTCTCCGTAGAGATTGACAATGTTCTGATTGGCTAAAGGAGCTGTTAAGCCTCTTACTTTATGAACCATAATATTTCCTTATACAGTTGTAGACAGCTTAGCTAACTCAATCTTCACGCTCTGCATGTCCTTTTGCATCTGTACGATACTCTTCGTAAAAGGCTCAAAGTACTCTTTGAAAATCTGCCTCACTTCACGATCGTTCAGTGCATTACTTTCTAGCCTAGCTAAACGCTCAGACAGATTCTGTGCCCGTAGATTAGCTTCCTTCAAGCTTGTGGCTTGACTCTGCTTGTCCATACGATAATTCACTCCAAGGACCATAACTATAAGTCCTAGAACTAATGATGCTAAGTCAGTCCAATCTTGCATGCTATACCTCTACCCACACAGAACCTAAGCAAACTAACCGGATACCAGTATTAGCTGGTATGAGTAGATCACCTCCCAGTTTTAACGATATGATAGCGTTATTCGCTATGGTTGTGTTACTTGTTGTTGAGATCAGATTAATCTCTTGGCCCGCAAACCCATTAGTTATGTTAGCTATTGTGTGAGCAGAGGTAGCACTGTATACCACGGTATGTTTAGAGATAGCAGAGAATGCTGTATCTGCTGTTACCACGGTGTCCAACCGACGTTGGAAAATCAGGACTTCGTATGCACTGCCATTGTACTGGTAGAATGTCATAATACCATTCTGTACCATAACGACCTTAGGATACTTAGTTTCATCCAGTGCATCGAACTCTTCTTGAGTATTAACTGGGCGGAACCCTCTGATCTTGTTAAGAGTCAAAGATTCATCACCGCGTAATTGAGTTACTTCACCTTCTCCCCACAGTAAGTCTTCCTCTGCGGCGAGTACTTTAGTTATCGTTCTTGTTGAGCTAGCCATCAGACACCTGTCCTGTAAGTAGTTTGGAATTGTCCAGCTCTAGTAAACTCTCTAGAACTGTCACGTTTAGCGTTCTTAACATGGCGATCATAGATAGCCATTTGTTGAGCACCTTTTTGCTGCCAGGCTGTGTCGATGTCATTCATCAACGCTTGCCCAACAATGTAGAATTTAAGAGCTATATCATACATCTCAGGCACTTCTACCGTGCTGTCTACTGTCTCTACAACAGTAGGATTCTTGACGTAGTATAGTTTGAAGTGAGAAGTAGCTTCGCTAACGTCTCCAACAGTACCTAAACGATCTGGAGTCCAGACGTCTGCAGTATCAGGGTCTGTCATGTCGATCATGACACCATAAGGAGAGTCAAATTCGTAATCTTCAATAGCTACAACTATACCAAGCTTCTCATCTGAGAGGTCAGTAGCATCAGCTATAGTAATGGCAGTTGTGACACCGTATACTTCAACTAACTCAGTACCTTCTTCTAATGAAGCCAGGCTTGCCATAACACCGTAGTCGCTTAGTAGCTCTACGTCGTCTGGTGTAGTTGTGGTGACACCGTAATCAGTGGTTTCGAAGAACGTCTCTGAGAC